GATAGAGAATTTAGAGAGCTGCGACCGCAAGACTAACCAGACACACGCGCTCGGTATCCGCTGTGCAGCATATCGCGGCAAGAAAAAGATTGCCGAGTTTGAGTCAATTGCTATCGCGGCAGCATGGGCGAAAGTGAGCATATGGGTTCTGAGAAACGCAATAAAAAGCGGGGCAGAAAAAGCGGGTCATCGGTGGGAACGCGCATGAGAATCCTGGTTGCCTGTGAGGAAAGCCAGGCTGTCACGAAGGAGTTTCGTGCATTAGGTCATGAGGCCTATTCATGCGACATAGAGCCATGTTCGGGGGGGTATCCTGAATGGCATTTGCAAAAAGACGTGCGCCAGGTTCTCGAAGAGCTGTGGGATATGATTATCGCTTTCCCGCCATGCACAGACCTCGCGAGCAGCGGCGCGGCATGGTTTGCGCAGAAACGGGCAGACGGTAGGCAGCAAGCGGCTATAGAGTTCTTTATGCTATTTGCAAACCACCCATGCAAAAAGATTGCGATTGAAAACCCGGTGGGGATAATGTCAACCGTATGGAGAAAACCAGATCAAATAATCCATCCTTGGCAATTTGGGGACGCAGTAGAAAAGTCGACGTGCCTTTGGTTGAAAGGTGCAAACAAACTCTTGCCAACCTCAATAGTCGGGCGTGGCGATTTCGTGACATTTGCAAGCGGCAAAACGATGCCTAAGTGGTATGCAGACGCATGGCGTCTAAAACCGCACGAACGCGCAAAATTAAGATCAAAGACATTCCCCGGCATTGCGAAAGCCATGGCCAAACAATGGGGCAACCATGAGTAAAGACAAAGACACCCGCGCAATCGGCCTATTCGTCAAAGGCGCATGCAAACCCTTTCGCACGTTCTCCAGCCAAGCTGAGGCCGTACACCTAACCGGCTACAAATCTGCCCATATTTCGCGCTGTCTCGCAGCTCAGTCTAAGTACTCTATTAACGGGGTTTACTGTCGGTATATAACCCCATGAGAACCCACCTACAGCCACACAGCGGCGACGAAACCGGCCCGGCCATGTCTAACGTAGACAAATTGCAAAAGGCGCTCGAAGCGGCTGAAAACATGACAGACGCAGAATATGAACAGCTTTACAATCAGGCAAAAGGTCTGCCGGATATTGTAAGTTTTGAAGAGTACGACTATTTAGTACGCCGTGAAAAAACGCTAAAAGAAATACTGCCAAGGCCGAAACTATGAGAGCAAGGACGCACAAAACCCGCCAAGGACGGCACGAGGTTTTCTCATGTTACAAATCAAACTCCGCGTATACAATGCACGGGATAAAGAATGCTCACTCTGCGGGGCGACGCCTGACCACGTATGGAAATTCGGGCCTGTCTCTGTCGATGTGCGCGCGCATACTTTTTGCGATTGCTGTATGTTTTTAGTTGACGCACCGAGTGCATAGAGTAAGTTAATCCGTCGGCGAGGGGGAGCAATTCCCCCGCCTTCGCTTGCAACCAAAAGCAAAGTCAAAAATTTGGAGCGAAGGTTATATGACTTATGCAGAACTTGTCGCAAGCAAGCGACATTCAATTGGCAATTGTGGAGTAGAAACAAACTACACCCCCGACTCGCTTTTTGATTATCAAAAGTATGTACTTGACTATGCCGTCAAAAAAGGGCGATGCGCTGTCTTTTTGGACACAGGTTTAGGCAAGACGTTAATCGAATTGTCAATAGCCAAAAACTACGTCAGGGCAACGAATCGCCCGTCGCTGATTATTACGCCTCTGGCCGTGGCGTTTCAGTTTATCCGTGAGTCGCAAAAATTCGGGATTGATGACGTAGAGTATTCAAAAGACGGCAAGTATTCAAAAAAGATTGTCATCTGCAATTATGAGCGGTTAGAGCATTTCAAGCCAGAAGACTTCGAGTGTGTGGTTCTTGACGAGTCAAGCATATTGAAAAACTTCGAAGGCTCAATAAAGGGTCAGGTGACGCGATTTCTAAAGCGGGTGAAATACCGCTATCTATTCACCGCGACACCATCGCCAAACGACTTTATAGAACTTGGCACGTCAAGCGAGGCTCTCGGTTACATGGGTTACACCGACATGCTGACGAAGTTTTTTAAGAACAATGAAGATACCATAAGCCCGATGAACATAGGCACCGAATGGGTATTGAAAGGCCATGCGCGCGACGCGTTCTTTCAGTGGGTTTCGGGGTGGTCTATATCTATGCGCCGGCCATCAGATATCGGATTCTCTGACGAAAAGCACGTCTTGCCATCTTTGAACGTAGTTGACCATGAAGTCACGAACGATCACAATATGGTAAGCGAGGGCCAAATTCTCATGTTTGCGCAACAGGCGCGACGGCTTACCGATGTCCGATCTGAGCAAAAGATTTCAACCGAGAAACGTTGCCTAAAGGCTGTGGAGTTGGGGTCTCAAAGCGAGTTCTGTGTGTACTGGACGAACTTAAATAACGAAGCCGACCTAATCAGGGTCAACGATAAAGACGCGGTAGAGATTCGTGGCGGGATGTCTCTTGACCAAAAGGAAGAAATACTCACGGCGTTTGCCGAAAAACAAATAGGCCGGCTGATTACTAAGCCAAAAATAACCGCGTTTGGTTTGAATTGGCAGCACTGCGCGCATACCGTATACTTCCCGACGTTTAGCTATGAGCAGTACTATCAGGCCATCCGCCGCTTCTGGCGGTTCGGTCAAACGAGCGAAGTGCGGGTAGATCGTGTCTATGCCGAGTCAATGCAAAAGGTTATAGAAAGCCTAAATGTGAAGGCTAAAAAGGCAGAAGAGCTATTCGCTAAGCTGAACGCGCATTTGCATAGTTCGTATGAAATAGCATTGAAAAACAATATCGAAAAAATAAAAAAGCCGAATTTCTTATAGGAGAGAAAATGGAAAACCAAATAGTTAATGATGATTATGCGATATACCACGATGACTGTATGAGAGTTATCGGAGAACTACCAGACGAGTCTGTGGATTTCAGCGTATACAGCCCGCCGTTCGCGGGGCTTTATAATTACTCGTCAGACCCAAAAGACTTTTCAAACTGTGAGAGCAAAGAACAATTTTGTAAGCAGTATGAATTTCTGATTAAAGAAAAAGCACGAGTAACCAAGCCGGGGCGGATTACTGCCGTTCATTGCACAGACGTGATGAACAGTAAGACAGAAGACCTGTGGGACTTCCCGCACGAGATAATCAGGATGCACCAAGAAGCGGGGTTCACGTATAAGAATCGAATCACGGTATGGAAAGAGCCTCTCAAGGTGAGAATGCGCACTATGGTTAAAAGCCTGATGCACAAACTCATAGTAGAGGACTCTTCACAATCCTTTACTGCCATGCCTGATTACGTGCTGATTTTCAAGAAGAAAGGCGAGAACAAAGTACCAATCACGCACCCGAACGGCCTGACAAAATACTTTGGTGAAACGCCGATGCTGCCCGCGATGATTCGCGCCTATGGTACATGGGAAGAAATAAACGAGCGTTACAAGAATCACTCCGACCCGAGAAGTAATAAGCTTTCTCACATCATCTGGCAGCGTTACGCGTCGAGCGTATGGGATGATGTGCGAATCGATGAGGTTTTGCCTTTTCGCGAGGCGAGAGGAGAAGACGACGAAAAGCACGTCCATCCGCTGCAATTGGATGTAATTGACCGTCTTGTCACGCTTTACTCTAACCCCGGCGAAGTCGTATTGACTCCATTCATGGGCGTTGGCTCTGAGGTCTTTTCCGCAGTGTCTCTCGGCCGTAAAGGAATCGGGGCAGAGTTAAAAGAGTCGTACTTTGCACAGGCTATTGAGAATATGAAAACGGCCAAAACTCGGTTTACGGAGGAACGGCAAACTACGCTTTCGGACATTGAAGGCGAATTATAAAACACCTTGACACCGCGCCTCTCTGAGGTAGAGAGACTTGCCGAAAGGCGCACCGTTTCGCAGCGGTAAAATAACTGAAGGGCAGAGATAGCCAAAGCGGCTGCCCTCTCACACCGGTTGACCTTCAGCAGCCATGTGAGATGCGAAGGGCACCGGCTTTGGCTATTTTTATTTGGGGGATACAATGAACGATATTCACATTGATGATTTAACGGATATGATAATTGCGGATAGTGTTGACTTGCCATTTTTAGAATTTCGCGGAACTGTTTTTAATCAATACCGTACTGCGCTTACTGATGAAAGAAACCTCGCATGGGTACTTTGGATGCTGTCAAGAAAAGTAAACGGCAATGAAAAGAAAATACGTCAGCTAATGGCTAAACAGATTTATAATCGGCATGAAGACAAGAAAGATCAAGCCGTCCAAGTCAAGGAAAACATAGACTCATTAGTAGCGCAAAGGCTCAAGGCCATGCAGGAAAATGGAGAAGTAATGACGAAAAAGGTTCGCGATAAATATAAACGAATAATTGAAATGCTGTGCGTCGGCTCTGTATACGATTTTGAAATGGCGATGCGGACAGAGTTTCCAAATTTTACAGGTGATAGC